GCTGAAAGATTACACGTTAAATACAATTTTTGGCGATGCTTTCCATGAAGACGCTTCGGAACGCGAAGAACTGGCCGGGCCTGTCATTGATGAAGCAATCGCCGATGCGGACGGAGAAATCGACGGTTATCTCGCCAAGCGATACCAGGTGCCGCTTTCCCCAGTCCCGAAGGTTATCAACAAATACTCGAAGGATATTGCGATTTATAACCTGTTTTCAAGGCTGGGAATCAGTGAAGACAGCGAGCAAAAAATCTATTTAACGCGACATGATGCAGCAATTAAATTTCTGACGCTGGTTGCAGACGGGAAGGTCTCCATCGGCGCAGAGGCCGAAGATCCGGCGCGTGCAGCGGCGGCTGGTTTTACCGTAAAGTCAAGCCCGCGCCTGTTCAGCCGGGCAAGCATGAGGGGGCTTTAAGATGTACAGCATCCGCCTGGAGGGCGATACGCAGGCCGCACTGCGCAGGATTCGCAGCCTGTCGGAAATCGACCGGCGCGGCATCAATGCAGCACTCGGCCAGGCTATACGGGAGTCCACGCTGGAGCGCTTTCAGCAGAGCAGAGGCCCGGACGGCAGGCGCTGGAAAACCTCCATTCGTGCAGCGCAGACCGGTGGTAAGACGCTGATTGACACCGCGCAGCTACGAAACTCCATTCGCGTTTATTCGGACGACAGCGGCTTTGCAGTCGGCACGAATGCAAAGCACGCAGCCACCCATCAATTTGGCGAGCCGGGACGAACGATCCGCGCTCGCAGGGCAAAAGCGCTGCGGTTTCAGGTGAACGGGCACTGGGTTACGAAAAAGCAGGTTCGTATTAAAATCCCGGCCCGCCCGTATCTCGGCCTGTCGGAGGATGATATGCAGGAAATAAAAGCAACTATTGAGGATTTCATCGAAAGCGGAGGCTAAACCATGCTTTATGCTTTGTGCAAGCAATATCTGATAGACAAGCTGAAAGAAGCAGGTATTAAAACCCGGCCTTACACCACAAGAAAAGCACTCGAAAAATGTATGGAATCTCACGTCGGTGCGGTGATATTTGAACGCGAGACAAACGTCAGAAACGGCTCCAAAAAAAGATTTACAGACCAACAGGGAGCGCAGCACAAACGGCGGAAAGTCCTCGACCGGGATATCACTTTCAGCGTCATTATCGGCGAGTATTCCGATGATGCGGCGGAAACGATTTTCGAGCGGTTCCTTTCCCTTCTGGATGCTGGACTTTACGTGGACGGTAATTTTGTGAGCATTGATTTTGAGGGTTCCGAGTGGGTTGACGCAGATGATTCCATTTTGAAAGCGAAGGTTGCTGTTCAGACGTTCATCACCTTCCACGGCGGGCTGTACCGTGACACGGGCTTTGCGCCGCTGCGGTATATTGAAGTCAAAGAAATTGAGAAAAATGCAAGAAAGGAGCCTGCAAATGGCAAATAAAATGAATAAGACGGACAACGCGCCTGATGTACAGCAGTCAGACCCGCCGCCGTTGGAACTGATTCCGATAGAACAGCATCGGGAACAGCTGAAAATCAAAATACCTGTATTTATTGGAGTATGTGCTGTAAACGGCTGGAAGCCCGGCAGGGTCATGACCGAAGCAGAATTCCGCCGCGCAGTCGAAGCGTTCACAGGTGCACCGATGAACAGAAAGGCGGTGAAATGAGATGCTTAGAGACGTTAATACGCATGTTTCAGATGGGCTGATGGGCTTCACGACTGCAACCGGTGACGGCGTACATATCAAAATCGGTGCATCCCCCATTGAAGCGGGAACATCCATTCTCATTACCGGCGATATGGATGCGGAGAAAATTAAAGCCCGGCTTGGCCTGTCCCCTTTGGCTGACGCTGCTATGGATGCAGTGCAAAGCGGCGCTGCAAAAATCTACTGCATCCCGGTTGCCGCCGCAACGGCTGGCACGGTGGACGAGGTTTCTAAGACCGGTAAAGGCGGCGGTACGCTGACTGTAACCGGCTCGCCAAACAACGCCTTTTCAGTAATTGCAAAAATCACCGTTTCCGGCGAACTGAACACGGCGGCGTTTGCTGTTTCGATTGACGGCGGTTATCGTTTTTCGGATGAAATCACGATCCCTTTAACCGGAGATTATGAACTTACAGGAACAGGCCTGACCCTTCATTTTGCAGAGAAAACGGACGAAGTTTATTTGAATTCTTTCACGGTAGATGACACTTTTTCATTCACAACAACTGCGCCAATCATGACAAATGGTGACGTTCTGGCAGCGGTCGATAAACTGAAACAATTCAATCAAGAGTTCGAATTTATCCATGTTGTAGGAGAAAGCACGCTGCCGCTTTGGCTGGCGCTCAGCGAAGCCCAAAAGGAACTCTCGGCGATATATCATAAACCGGCATTTGTCCTTTTAGAGGCGGCATTTCCGACCGAGGACAGTGACGGCAGCGGCGGTATTTACGATTGGGCCGCGCAAATGGAAACCGATCGAAAAAAGATTGCAAATACCGATGTCCAAGTATGCGCCGCATGGGGCCGTATTATCCGGCTGGATGGCCGAACACAGATTGCCAATCTTGCAGGGCTGGTTTCGGGGAGATATGCGAAAGCGCCGGTGCAGGAATCTATCGGCAAAACACGCCCCGAGGCTGGTTATGGATTCTCCGGCGCACGGCTGACCGAGCTGCTTCCGGCAGGCTATAACAATTCCGTTATCGAGCTGCTCGACGTTGCCGGATATCTGACTTTCCGCGAGTATGATGGGTTAAGTGATATCTATGTTTATCACGCGAAAATGCTTTGTCCGGAGGGCAGTGATTATCGGTATGCGGAGGATGTGCGCGTTCGTAATAAGATCATACGTGAAGTACGGAAAAAGGGCCTTTTGCTCAAGAATGACGATATTGACCTTGAGGATATTCAGGGCGAACTGGAGGCCCGAGCGAAGTTTGTCAGTATTCCGCTTGACCGTATGGTGGAGCAAAAGGAAATCAGTTCTTATAAAACAGAAGTTTTGCCCGGTCACGAAGAAACTTTTCTTAATGATGAAACGCTGCGTCTGAAAATCCGTTACTTATCGCGTGGATATATTCGTGAAGTTGATATCGATATTGGACGCGCAGCGATTACTTAACAGAAGGGAGGTAAAGCGATGTCTTTAATTGTAAACGGCAAAGCCTATGACTGGGGCGATGTAGACGTTAAAATCCCCGGAATGCCCTTCGAGCCGCAGGAAATCAGCTACGATGACGAACTGGAAAAAGAAGAAGTTTACGGTTACGGCCACAGGCCGCGCGGTTACGGTCGCGGTAACTATAAATCCTCCGGCAAGATCAGTATGCTGCGGGATGATTATCAGGCACTGCTGCAATATTGCAGGGCAAACGGCATTAAATTTTACGCCTTGGAAATCCCTTCCATGGTGGTATCCTATGCCAATAACGGAGCGGCTATTGTGCAGGATGAGCTGAAAAAGGTACACTTTACAAAGCGTTCCCATAAAGCCGCACAGGGCGATAAAAGCCTTAAAGTCGATATTGATATAATGATTGTCGGCGGCATTATTGAGGATGGCGTAGAGCCGATTTAGGGACAAGATAAATGAGAATTTGGAGGTTCTAAAATGGATAAGGATAATGTGATTATTCCCGATAATGAGGATATGCTGAAAGCAAAATACGGCAAGGTTTACCGCGTGGGTATGACCATTCCCGATGATGATGAAAGCGAAAGAGAATTTACTTATCATTTTAAGAGACCCAGCGTAGCGAGTTATGACCGTTATATCGCGAGTGCGGCAAAGACCGGAATGGTTAAGGCGAGCCGGACGTTTATGCTGGATGCGGTTGTCGAGGAAGATAGAGAACGCCTGATTGCAGACATGGAAGAATATCCCGGCGTCAGCCTTACGATTGGTGATAAGTTGACTGAACTTCTCGGCCTGACCAAGACTGTAAATTTGAAACGGCTCTGAGGGGCCGGGTCGCGGAGCTGCGGGAAAGCGTCATAGAATATGGACTTTTAGAAATCTACCGTTTTCTCCCTCCGCCCCTCTTGGAGCGCTTTGACCCGGAGACAATCAGTGACTTTAACGAATTTCTTGATTATGTAGCAAAGGCACGGATTGTGCAGGAATTGGAAGAAAATTTAATTGCACGGGCAATTTCCAAGCTGTTTTCAGACGAATAACGCACGGGAGGTGAAACGCATGTGAGCCTTGAATCTGTTTTCAAATTGTCGCTTATCATGAACATGATCGACAACCTTTCCGGCCCGATGGCAAATATTTCGTCACGCGTTGGTGAAAGTGTTTCCCGGCTGGATGCGCTGAGCGCACGCTTCGGCGGCATGGCGAAAACCGGCGCGGCAATGACCGCAATGGGAAGTCAGATTGCCGATGCGGCGCTCGCTCCGGTCGCGGCAACCTTTGAGACGCAGCGGGCACTTGGCGAGCTGTCTTCCCTCGGCGTGCAGGATTTAGATGCACTTGAAACTGCTGCCCGCAGCTTCTCCGACCAGTGGAGCGGTACGTCAAAAGCAGATTTTATAAGTGCGGCTTATGATATCAAAAGCGGTATCTCTTCCCTGAGTGATGAGGGCGTTGCAGAGTTCACCAGTCTTGCCGCCCTGACTGCTAAGGCAACCAAGGCAACAGCGGGTGAAATGACTTCACTTTTTGCCACTGGTTATGGTATCTATAAAGGGTATTATAGCGACTTGAGTGATATCGAATTTGGCGAAATGTTTTCGGCGGGAATCTCTGAAAGCGTGCGTGCATTTAAGACCAGCGGTTCCGGCATGGCGCAGGGCATCCAGACGCTCGGCGCGTCAGCCACAACCGCAAACGTACCTTTAGAGGAACAGCTCGCCATATTGGGTATGCTGCAAGCAACAATGAGCGGTTCGGAGGCTGGCACGAAATACAAAGCCTTTCTCCGTTCGGCGGCAAAGGGCGGTGAGGCTTTAGGCCTTTCTTTCCTTGACGCAAATAATCAGCTTTTGTCCATGCCGGAGATCCTGGAAAAGCTGAGGGGAAAGTTCGGTGAGACCATGGACGCCGCCGAAAAAATGCAGCTGCAAACGGCTTTTGGAGATACGGAAGCAGTCGCTTTAATTGACCTCATGTATTCCAAAACCGGGGACTTACAAGATAATATTTTGAACCTCTATGATGCAATGGGACAGGGTACTGGCGTTGCAGAAAAGATGGCAGGCGCTATGCAGGAAACCGAACCGGAACGGTTTGAACGGCTGCAACAGCGCATTCATAATGTGGCAGAATCGATAGGCGGTTCCATGCTGCCTGCAATTAACGATTTCCTAAGTTTAGGAGAGCAGGTGCTGTCAAAGATCGGCGCGTGGATTGAAGAAAACCAGGAGCTTGTCCGGGTAATCATGATGATTGTGCTGGGCATTGGCGGTTTCCTTACGATTGGCGGCGCAGCGCTTACCGTAATTGGCGGAATCGGGCTTGCGTTTACGCGGGCTGCTGCACTTGGAAAAAACTTTATTTCTGCAATCAAAGGGATACCAAAAACGCTGTCAACAATACGGACTTTTGCGGTGGGCGCAGGAGGCGCAGTTCGAACCGCATTCAGCGCGATCCGTTCAGGCGGAAGCGTGGCGGTATCTGCCATTCGGAGCATTGCAGGGCCGTTTGCCAGTGCAGTTGGCGGTATGGTTTCAAGCCTTGGCTCGCTTGCTGGGGCGCTTCTGGCAAATCCGATTACGTGGGTCGTTATCGGCATTGTTGCAGTAATTTCCGCATTGGTTCTTTTGTGGAATAAATGCGAGTGGTTTCGTGATGGTGTGACTGCACTGATCGGTACAGTCAAAGAGAAAATCAGTGCAGCGATTGACTTTATAAAGGGTATTTTTGGTGCAATCGGCAGTTGGTTTGGTTCAGCGCTGGAATCCGCAAAAGCGGTAGTTTCCGAAAAACTGAACAACATCCGGACGACCTTTGAAAGCAATGGCGGCGGCATCCGTGGTGCGGCTGCGGTTGCGATTGAAAGCGTAAAGAACATATTCAGCACAGGTTTTAGTTTCCTTGACAATTTGACAGGCGGCAGGCTGTCCGCAATCCGGGACAAGTTTTCTGAGAAATTGGCTCCGATTTCCGGCATGCTCGGTGCGGTCATGGATGCGGCAAAAACAACGGTCTCCCAGCAGCTTGACAGCATCCGCACCGCTTTTGAAAGCAACGGCGGCGGGCTTCGCGGAGCAGCAGCTGCGGCCCTTGCAGGCGTAAAAGCGGTATTCACTTCCGGCTTTATTTTCCTTGACAATCTGACAGACGGTAAACTATCCGCAATCCGAGACAGGTTTTCTGAAAAATTGACGGCAGCGGGCAATGCGGTCAGCTCGGCGCTGGAATCGGTTCAGGCAGTTGTTTCCGAAAAGCTGAACCATATCCAGATGGTTTACCAGAGCCACGGCGGCGGGCTTCAAGGTGTGGCAGCGGCAGCAATCGAGGGCGTGAAAAACATTTACAGTATGGGCTTTTCTGCGCTGGATGCTGCCACGGGCGGCAGGCTTTCCGAAATTCGGAATAAATTCTCGTCCGCAATGAGTGGGATTGTGCAGGGTGTCCGGCAAGGTTTTACGAATGTACGGACAGCGTTTTCAGTTGGTCTCAATAATATCCGCAATATGATTTCCGGAGCTGTAAACTGGTTTTTCCAGTCTGGCCAGCGGGTGGTGACAACCTTTGCAAATGGTATCCGTTCTGCCTTTGGGACTGCGGTTTCAGCGGTAAAAGGCGGCTTGCAAAATATTCGCAATATGCTTCCCTTTTCTGATGCAAAGGAAGGGCCGCTTTCAACCTTAACGCTTTCCGGGCAGCGCACTATGACGACCTATGCACACGGCCTGACGCTGGCGCAGAATGCTCCGGCAGAAGCAATAGAGCAAGGACTTACGCGAACACGCGCTGCATTGACCCGTGAGGAACCCAAGAAAATCAGTATTCGAAATTCCGATAATGTACAGTCTGATGAAGACTCCAACAACGGCGAAAGCAGCGGCAAAAATGTGATTATTCAGAAGCTGCTTTTGCAGGTTGATCTAAAGAAAATTAAGGATTTGCAGCTGCTGTTAAATCTTTTGAAGGATGTCGAAGACTATGCCAGCAGCAACGGCGAAATGGGGCCGGACGATGATCCCGATGCCGCATTTGCCTTAGCATAAAGGAGGACGGCAATGATTTACGTTGAAGATGAACGAATCAAATTAAACGGGGTCGTCCTCCCGGGGCTTGTGAAAAGTATTGAAGTTACTGAAACCGCAAAAGTTGACGAGCAGGAAGTCGAGGGCAGCGCGGTCAAGCCCAAACAGGCCACCGGCTATGAAGACGCAAAGGTCAATATTGAACTGATTATTGACGACACGCAGACGCAAACCCGCTACGAACGATATGCCGTGCTGCGGGCGATCTTCCGGTCATCCGGGCAGACTGTCCCGCAGCCCATTCCAATTATCAGCGAGGATACAGCGGCGCATGGTATTGAAAAGGTGATTTTCAAGAAGCTCACACATAAGGGTGAAAATAAAAAATCACAGCTTTCAGTAAACATTGAATTATGGGAGTATATTCCGCAGACGATTACGGCGGTTTCTGCTTCCTCGGCTGCTGCATCAAAGAAGTCCGGCAGCAAAACGGCAGATTCGTCCGACACACAAAGCACCCTAAACCCTGACTATCAAAAGTATCTGGAAACAAAACGCGGGAAATCGCCTGCTGTAGATGATGCAAAAAGTAAGGCGGCACTTGAAACAGTTGCAAAAATGCCATTTTAGGGGGGTGTTTTCTCTGAAAACGACAGAGCTTTATTATCCGCAGGTCACGGCCCATGTAGGGCCGTACAGCTTTACACAAGGGATTGAGGTAGAAATCCACTCGGCAAAAACATCATATTTTGACTGGGCAAAAATCCGCTTTACCAAGCAGTATAAGCCAAAAATCAGTCTGAATCCCCAGTCCCTCTGCTTGATTGAAATGGGCTATAACGGCGTGCTGAATGAGGTCTTTACCGGCTATGCCGTCAGGCCATATGACAGAGGTACTTATGCCGATGAAATCACCATGAAAGATGAAATGATGCTTCTTGAAAGCACGATTATAAATGATACTTTCATGGACACCACGCCACAGGAAATGATTTCATTTTTTCTTGCAAAAGCGGGCGTTTCCAAGTCGAAGCTGTCCGGCAGGCATTACCCGGTGCGCCGTCTGGTTTCCATCCGAAAGCAAACCGCCCGGCAGGCGATCGACACAGTAAATGCAGCATGGAATATCCGGGTTCCGTTTTTCTTTTCGGGCGGTGTGTTCTATTGGGATGAAAAGCCGGAACAATCAAAGGTCTATACTTTTGAATACGGCGTAAACATTATCAGATTAAGCCGGACAAGCGGGGTGTGGGAGCTTGAAACGATTTCTGCTCCCTTCGTAAAGCACTCGCATAAAATCAATGTAATTCATCCGCGTATCAATGGCGAATTTGAGGTTTCAAAGGTTGTTTCCACTACAAATGAATCCGGTTTTATCCGTACATATATTTATTTCTAAAGGAGGAGCTTTTCATGCTGCCGGAAATGATAAAATCTGTTGTAAAGAAACTGTTTGCAGAGGATTACCCGCATCTAAAACTCCCGGCAATCGTTTATGCCAAAGTCAGAGCAGCCCGGAAACTGGATGCTTTTGAATGGCGTGAGCTGGTGATTTACAACGATGAAAGCGGCGGCAGTTATCGGGCGCATATCAAAGCAAACTGGTATGAATATACGCTGACCATACTTGACCGATTCGGCAGCATTGATTCAGCATTCCCAGTGCTGCCGCAAATCAAATCGCGAAAGCAATTTAAGACGGGCAGTATCGTTGCAGTTGCCCTGCCGCATGGTGAACTTATTCCTTTCATTATTGGTGAGGTGAGGCTATGACCGGGCTGCATGATACCGATATCAGATTGAGTGATCATTGGCAGCTGACACAAGCGGCTGACGGTGACGCGCCCCTATGCTCGGAGCTTGACTGTCTTTATCAGAATATTGTGCTTGAAGCATTAACGCAGCCGGGAGATTTGTTCTATGACGCAGAATGGGGCTGGGGTTTGTATGAGTTCATTCAGTCTGAATTTGACGAACTGACCCGGCTGGAAATCACGCAGCGGGTTAGAAGCAAGCTCGGACTGCGTGAAGTGATTCTGCCGGAAAGCATAGCGGTAACACTTGACCTTCAAAATGATAACCTTATAGTCCGTACTTCCTTCCAGTTTGCAGAAGAAAACGAACCACGACAGTTAAATATTGTGGTGGATTCCGTCAGTGTGGAGGTGGTCTCAAATGATTGATAAAAGTATACTGGATGAAGTCCTGCCTGTCCCTGATATGGATACGCTGCGCGATAAAAAGATTGCTGTGCTGCAAGAAGAAGGATTTGTAATCACAAACTTTCATTCAGGTGGTATTTTTTATACCATGCTGATGATTGTACTGCGCGTTAAAATCGAGCTGATACAACTGTTGCGGACAGTGCTAAACAATCTATTTGTATCGCACGCGACCGGCGTATGGCTTGACCTTAAAATGGCGGACTATTCCAAGAAACGGAAGAAAGCGCAAAAGACGCAGGGGCTGGTCACAGTCTCACGATTGGATGCAGAGGGTGAGGCAGTCAAGATTCCAAAAGGCACAGTATTCAAAACGGTGCAGGATATCAATGGTGAAGAGCTGCGGTTCTTTGCGCTGGAGGCTGCGGTGCTGCAAAAAGGCGCTCAAACTGTAGAGGTGCCGGTTGAGGCGGAGATTGAGGGCACGCGCTATAATGTCCCGCAGGAGCAGATTACCCGCACCCTGACCTATCTCGGCGAAATTTCGGTCAGCAATGCAAGAGATTGGATTACCCGCGAGGGCAGCGATACCGAGGACGACGAAAGTGCCCGAACCCGTACCCTGCGTTCGTGGTCGGAGCTGGCACAGCGGGCAATAGAAGACACCTTCGTCAATACCGCCGAAAGCGTTCCGGGGGTGCTGTTTGCGCAGGCGGACTGCCTGCATCCGCGCGGACAGGGCACGGTCGATGTGATTGTTACAGGCACGGCTGGCGAAGCGACAGAAGGCCTGTTAAATGATGTGCGCAAGGCGGTTGCACAGATTGCGGGGCCTTATGATAATATCCTTGTGAAGTCGTCTGTCACAGTTCCGCAGGATATCGCAGTTACGGTTACAGTCAGCAATGCGCCGGATAATTCGCAGATTGAGAACCGCGTGCGGACAATCCTGACCGGGCTGCTCGCTGTCCGGAAGGGCCGCAGGCTGCATGAGCTAACCTGTTCCGATATCAATTTAGCAATTCGCAGCGGCTGTGATACGGTCACAAATGCCGTGGTTACGGTTCCAGCTGCCGATGTCCGATTAAGCAGGGATAAAGTGATTATCCCGGGCACGATATCGGTGACAGTGGAAAGGTTGTGATGGCGTGAAACGGTTTGAGCATTTCGGTGAGTATATGTTTGATTTGCTGTTCGCACCGCTTAAAAAAGGCAGACAGACTTTGAATCAGTTTTTCATCTTTTTTAGAGTTGTCGGACGCGAGTTTGACGACCTGAAACAAATGTTTTTCCGGGTTCGTGATGAGGCCAATGTTGCCAGCGCGTCTGAGGTGATGCTTCCGGTACATGGACAGGATCGCGATATGCCACGATTGCTGGGCGAGGATATCGAGCACTATCGTACCCGGCTCGCAATGAAGGGCATTATCTCAGAATGGGGCGGCACACGGCGTGGAATCCTGTATGCACTTACCGCACTTGGTTACGAGCTAAGCCGTCTGGAGCCGATGTACCAACGCGACCCGGAACGCTGGGCGGAGTTTATTGTTTGGCTCACGGGCGAGAAGCCGAGCAGCGTTTATAATCTGAAAGTCATTGATGATGAAATATGCAAAATCAAAGAAGGCAGCAGCCTTCCCGCCTATGGCATGGAAAGCGGGAACCGTTTGGTTTTTCGTTCGCGGCTGGAGTGCGGTCTGCCTGATTATCCGCGCTGCGGGCAGCTGGTGTGCGGCGTTTGGCCGTCTCTTGCAGCGACCGGTTATTTGCTTGAATCCAGACTTCACGCAAGCAGTCAGATAACCGCAGACACGGTACAATTTCCGAGAGCTGGTACAATTTCGGCTTCCGAAAAATGCTACCATTATGATAACCAAATACTTTATGCAGGCTTTGAATCTGAAATCGTTTTGAACAGTGCGGCCTGCGAAATCGAAGAGGGAAAGAGGGCTGACAAATGATAAGAACTTTAACCAGTACCGGTGTACAGAAGATAGGGCGGCGGTTTGTTGATTCCATTGACCATGCGGCTTATACACTGAACGGCGAGCCGCAGACAATCCCGCTGTTCCGCAAATTGGCGGATAATGATGAAATCCGCATTTATATCTATTTTGATGATACTTTTCTTGGAGATGTAGCACAGGTTGAGCTGATTGATACGGATGGGGATGCAGTTGTCAGTGCAGGCGACCGCGTATTCACAAAGACGCCGGGAAAGGGTCTGTATATCGCTTTCAAGTACAATATCGCAGAAATGGAGGTCACGGAAGAAGATGGAACCTTATGAAAAAGTCGGATGGATTGACCATATTATTGATATTATTTCTGGCAAAGTTATTCAGGAAGGTACGCCGGTCAGCCAGAAGAATATGAACCATATGGACGAAGGGATTTTCATCAATCGACAGCTGCTCATGCAGCAGTTTAGCCTGATTGAAGACCTCCAACGTGAAATCATTGCACTAAAGGAAGCGACAAGTAATAACATCGTTGGAAATGTCTTTACAGTCAACT